ATGTATGCCATAAACGTATACCAATTATGGAAGAATCCTTACATGGCGCGGACTACACGCCCCCTCACACATACCGAAGTACAAAAAGCCAAAGCCTTAGAGAAAGACCTCACTCTGCATGACGGTGACGGCCTATTCCTGTTAGTTAAAACCACCGGCAAGAAACTGTGGCGTTTCCGCTACCTCCGCCCAGGCACCAATTCACGGACTATGGTTAGCCTCGGTGCCTACCCTGCCTTGTCACTTGCCGACGCCCGACAAATACGCGCCGAAAAGCTCGCGATACTGGCAAGAGGCATTGACCCGCAGGCTAAAGAGGCAACAGAAGCGGAACAGCAGCAGATAGCGCAAGAAAGCATTTTCCTGAATGTGGCAAAGCAATGGTTCGCGTTGAAGCAGGCCAGCGTTAGCGCGAAGCATGCGGAAGACATCTGGCGTTCTCTTGAAAAAGACATACTGCCATCTGTCGAAAATGTCCTAGTTCAGGACATCAAAGCGCGTTTGCTGATCCAGGTGCTGGAACCTATCAAGGCCCGTGGTGCATTAGAAACCGTTCGCCGATTAGTTCAACGCATCAACGAAATCATGATCTACGCAGTTAACACCGGATTGATTGATGCTAACCCGGCCTCAGGTATTGGTAACGCATTCGAACGACCTAAGAAGCAGCATATGCCGACTATACGGCCTGAAGAATTGCCCAAGCTAATGCGCACTATCTCGATGAGCAATTTATCAATCCCAACCCGCTGCTTACTTGAGTGGCAGCTACTTACGCTTATACGTCCTGCAGAAGCCTCGGCAACCGCATGGGCTGAGATCGATATAGAAAACCGTGAATGGCGTATCCCGGCGGAACGTATGAAGGCTAAGCGTGATCATGTCGTTCCATTGTCGGATCAAGCACTAGAGATACTGGAAATCATGCGCCCTATCAGCGCCAGACGCGAGCATGTATTCCCTAGCCGTAATGATCCTCGTAAGCCCATGAACAGCCAAACTGCCAACGCAGCGCTAAAGCGTATCGGCTATGGCGGAAAACTTGTCGCACATGGATTACGTTCTATAGCAAGTACAGCACTTAACGAAAATGGATTTAATCCCGACGTGATTGAGGCAGCATTGTCTCACAGTGATAAAAACGAAGTTCGTCGAGCTTATAATCGTTCAACATACTTAGCTCAACGTATTGAACTTATGGTTTGGTGGGGACTATACTGCAAGAGTCAAAACCAACAAAAAACTTATTAAGGAAAATAAATGTCATCTCTTGATGCTCATTTCCGTGATGTAACACATCACGAATTCGTTTTAGACACAGCGCTTCGAACTCAAAAGCTGGATGATGTTGATAAAGATGCATGTACGTGCCCTATTCCTAAATTAGAAGAATTGGCACCATTAATAATTGCACAAAAAGAGTTTTCTTATCCCTATTTATCAAATTCTCTCGTTCTTACTCTGCAAGATGCAGATTATTACCCAACTGGAAGTGATGATCCGACACATCTCTGTCTCTTATTCAATGCAACAGATAGAAATGGTTCAGCCACAGTATTGAGAAACCCAAAACTCAAAACAAGAAGAAAAATAGAGCCAAATCACAAGGATGGTGAGGGTTACGAATTTTCCTCACATATATTAATTTCGCTGACAGGAGAAAAAAGGAAGTACAAATCAGTTATTAGTCGCGCACCTAAAATATCCACAAACTTAATTGAACTTTTTTTCAATAAAATATTATTTCAAATCGCCAAAGTAAACACCGATAAATTTTCAACAAATGTCAAGACGAACGCCACTGACTCATCGACAGGAAAGGCAAAAAAAATATTATTTAAACCCATTGCCGAATGGAGGGGAACTCTTGATATAGAGCTATTTAACAAAATGAATAGCACTGGATTGTCAGAGGTTACTTTAATTAGATATGACAGCGGTACGATTAACGTTCCTGATATGAACGGGGTTGTCATTCCGATTGAAAGCACTATGAAAATAAAACCAGTCCAACAATCAAAAGACGTGATTGACTGGCTAAAAAAAATAGGTAGCCACTTCAATCAGAAAAATAACGGTGACTATAAAAACATAAGAGTTAAATACAATGATGACAATAGTAAAACAAGAACTGTCACGTTGCATACGAACAATATAAAACTAGAGTCTCTAGAAAAAACGTTCATTAAAAGAAGTGTTATTAATGGATTTAATTCGCGACTGAGCACCTCTTATGATAGTATAGACGCTGAGATTACTGAAAAACTCCACGAGATATTATGAGGATTACATGTATATCATACATCAATTACTCAGACCTTTTGGTTATCTGAACATTAAAGGAGTTAGTGGTAAATTTATTTATGACTGGGTTATACCACTAATTTTATCTTTGATATCAATCTGTTACTTAATCTTTGCCATCAATAGTCCTGATGCACTGCTGGGTAATGATGGTTTTTTCAAAAGTGTTATATCATTCATTTCGATCCTCCCAGGCTTTTACATTGCAGCGTTAGCCGCTATTGCAACGTTCAATAGAAAGCAAATAGATGATCCGTTAATAAGTGATAGCGGCACACCTTATATCTATGTTAAAGGTGTTAAGGAAAACGGAAAACCCTATCGTACAAAAGAAGACATTACAAGAAGATTATTCCTTTGCATGTTGTTTTCATTCCTTACAGCAGAGAGTATTCTTTTGATAATGTTGCATAACTTCGCGATACCGCTGATAGCAACAACCACTCCCCCATTATATTTAAATATGTATCTTTTTGTTTTTTGCTAATTCTATGGCAACTATTGGTAACAACCTTCTTTGGTCTTTACTATCTTGGTGACAGGATTCACATGAGCAATTGATGTTACTTGCAATGATATAAGTGTCATCATTAATACGCGCGGTATGACTTAATTTTATACTGCGCGTAAATACATACAGTTGTTTTGAATGATTCTACTGCTCTATGCGGGCACCTTACTTATCCCTTACTGTTATCCTATTGACTATGTCTGACACCAGCCCTAGACAAACCTGTCTCATTTTTCTGTATATCTGTTTCAAAGTTCTTGCTGATTTTACTGTAGTAAGTTGAGTTATCCCTCTGCGCGCGCAATACTTCCCCCGCCTCGCCTGCGCACTTCATGTGTCGCTTTTCATGCAGTTGCATGAACGGCCGCAGGCCGCGCCAGTACTGGTGCGGCAGGGGATGAAAAGTGCATTTTCTTGCATGCAAAATCATGCACCCTATGCATACAAGCGCAATTTGAGGCTGGCTAGCCAGGAAAAAGGCTGTTTTGGGCGAGGCGGAAGGGGAATGCCCGAGATGCTGTCAAGAGCGGCGGGGCGGAGTGTGATTAGTGCAGGGGATGATTGCTGTTGTAGCGGCGATAGCGGTTCAACGTCCGTTTCTCCGGTGGTGGCAAGGTGTTCTCATCGACCGGTTGCGCCTGTATCGGCTGGCACAGGATTTTATCGACGCTTTCCACCGTCTTGAATGTGCAAGAACAGGTCAGGCTCTGACATTGGTAATACGCCTCTTTTGTCCGTTCCGTGATATAGCGACTGGTGCGAGTATAGGACGCATGGGTGCACAGCGGGCAGCGCATCATGATTGGGCCCCTTTCTCTTGCAGCAGACGGCGTTTTTCCGCCAGTTCTCTTGCCACTTGCGTCCGGCGAATTGGGCTGCTTTGCAGTTCCGGCAATACGCCGGTTTCTTGCGGTATAGTCAGGCCAATCTCATTAAGCACCGGGTGGTCGATATTTTGCGTAGCCATGGTAGCGCGAATGCGGCCTTGTAGTGCGCCCTGTACCTGTAGCTCAATCATCCTCATCGGATTGTCCGCATAGACGCCGTAAGCCCGTGAAGCCAGTGCACACGCCTTGATAACGTCAGGGCTGATGAGCGCCTTGCTCAGCGCATCCACGGCCTGATGCATCGCGTGAGCTGCAAAGGTCGTGAGGGCGTCTTTGTGCGCGCTCACCACCTTCGGGGCTGTGCCGCCGCAGTTGAGGTGAAACTGCATTTTGTCCAGCTCCATCTCCTCAATCAGTCCGTCGAACTCTTTCGCCAGCTCCCGCTTGGAAATCCGGCTGTGGTGTTGCGCTTGCAGTTCCGGCGTCATTTCTCCGCGCAATTTACGAAACAGGGTGCGCCACTGGCTTTCTGCCTCCTGGCTCTGCACTTCGGTGTCTTTCTTCTGTTGGTGGCAGCGGGCAATGCCGGTTACGACGTCGGTCAACGCCTGATAGTTTTTGTCGTGGGCGGCGCGAGCGTCACGCAGGGCTTGCAGTTTATCGGTGATGTATTTCGGTAAGGCGGTGGTGCTCATGGTCATGTCTCCGGTGTCAGTCAATGTGAGGCTATTCTGCTGACCGCCGTACAACATCGCCATTCATCCCGGTTGGACTGTCCCCAGGACAACAGCCCTGAGTGCTGATGATAAAACCATCAAGCCATTTTTAGTTTTACCTAAAACTATTCACCACTATTCACCATAAGAAAAAATATAGATAAATCAGTAAATAAGAGGGTGAACAGTTTTCTATAAACTCTTCACCCGGTGTTCACCACTGTTCACCCGGCCCAAAACGCCCTTTTCCCTGGCTAGCGGTGGTTAGTCTGTTTATACCTATTTATTATCAATGAATTCATTGTTGAAAACTATGGGGTAATGTTGAGGAAGGGTGAGGAGTGGTGAGGATTGCTGAGCTATTATAATTTGTTGTTTTTATGACCATTTCTTAATGAGCCACACAACAACGTCTTGTTGCCACCCCGGTAAATATTCACATAATAGGGCGCTACCGAAGTTCACACAGTCCCGGCCAGCGTTGGCCGGACACCAAGAGGTAGCGTTTTTATGTTGACCGTTTCCACCCCCGCCCCATCCACCCCGTCGCCGGTGCTTCCTGGAGGTTACACCCCGCGCGAGCGCTTTATCCGTCTACCGGAAGTGCTCTACACCACCGGCCTGTCCCGCTCCACCGTGTACGAGATGATGAGCCGTAAGCAGTTCCCGGCCCAGGTCTCCCTCGGCGGTAAAAACGTCGCCTGGCTGGCCTCCGAGGTCGAGCAGTGGATGGACGAACGTATCGCTAACCGTCACCAGGGAGCCGCCGCATGATGCAGCTAACCTTGGGTCGCCAGCATTTCACCCTTGATGAGCGCGACGCGCTGTTTGTGGCGGAAGCTATTCTGTTGCAGCGTAAAGAGCCTGGCGTCGTCTTGCCGGAGCACCGCAGTGAAAAACACGGCGTTATTCGTCTGGCGAGTCGCCAGGCTGAACCGCGTCTGTTCCGTGCCGGGCCGGTGCCGCTGACCTGCGCGGCTGCCGATACCCGCAACGACCAATTGACCGACTGTTGATCACTATGCGATCGATTGAACGTCCGGGGGCGTCTTACGGCTTGCCCTCACGTCCGGCCCTGCGCTATAGTCCTCCCGCTGTCGCAAAATCGGCAGCCGGGCGTAGGAACCCGTGTATCTCTAAGGCGACACAACACGCGCCAGGCGTGTTTTTTTATGTCGCAGCCTTTGCTTGCTCATTTTTTGCGCGGTGGATGTTATGCTATCGCAGCAGTCAATCAATGGTGGCTCAGGCGGGGCAGCCTTCGGGCTGGCCGGTATTCTTAGAGGCCGGTATTCCTACCCCCGTCTGGGCTACCACCCATAAGTGTAGGAACTTCGGCGGTAGCAATAACCTTTACTCTAAGGAGGCTGCCACCATGGCTACGACCCTCACCCCGACTCACCCTACATTCTGCTTTTTGTTTGCGGCCGTGCGCCGTTCTGCGCTGACGGCTTCACCGCGTATTGTACGCTCCGTGGCAGATACCGAACGCAACGCCCGCCGCCTGCTGGCCCGTGATTACGTGTTGTCCTTTGCCGGTCGTCTGCCGGTTAAGGCGGCGGCATGAACACCCTGGCCGACCGCTATTACCGCGACACCCATTACCCTATCCCGCACGCCGATTTTCTGCGTCTCCAGCATGCGCACGCCACCGGCGTGCTGTTCCTCGACCTGCTGGATACGCTTGACCTCGGCGGCAGCGCCCCGATGCCACGCAACAGGCATCGTTTGCCTCGGTCATTGCCTTGCTGACCGACCAGCTTGGCCACGTCGTCAACACCTGTGAATCCCAAATCCTTGCCCGCATGGAGGCCACCGCCGCATGAACACTGCATCCTGTTTACCGATTGAAGTCCGCACCGCCGTTTTCCGCCGCGCCGTGGCGCAGGCCTATCTGGATACCTGCGCCTTTTACCGGGTGAGCCTGGGGTACACGCTGGACGAGCTGCAGATGACGATTGCCCTGCGCCTGGAGGGGCATTTTGTGCGTCAGTACGGCGCGGAGGACGGCATGAACATGGCGTGCACCATGCTGAGCGACATGGTGCAGCCGGACGTTCTGGTGGCCGCGCCGCGCCTGACCGCGCTCGGGCAAAAGATGATGGACGAGCTGTGCTGCGAGCGCCTGTCGGCGGCACAGAACGCCACCGTACACTGAGGATAAGACCATGAGCGCCCAGTTCGTTTCCCAGACCGTACGCACCGCCACCGGCCACTGGCCGGTGATACTCCCGGCGCTCGGCATCGCCTTGCAGCCGAACGGCAAGCCGCAGCCGTGCCCAACCTGCGGCGGTAAAGACCGCTTCCGTTTCGACAACCAGGACGGGCGCGGCACCTGGTTCTGCAATCAGTGCGGGGCCGGTGACGGCCTCAACCTGGTGGAAAAGGCCCTGTCACTGTCAGCCCGGGCCGCTGCCGAACAGGTGGCTGCCGTGATGGGGGATAATGCCAACGCCTTACCACCGGCCGCTGAGGCCGGTCATTCATCACGAGACAAAGCCGAGGCCCAGCACAAGGCCGCACGACAGGCACAGGCTCTGGTGGCGGCTGCCCGGCCTCAGACGGGCAACGCCTACCTAAGCGCCAAAGGCTGGCCGGAGGCAGCAACCCTGACCTTGCAGGGCCAACCGCTGCGCGTTGGCGGTATCACCTTCCAGCCCGGCGACCTGCTGTTGCCGCTGCATAATGCCGGGGGCGAAGTGGTCAACGTGCAGCTGATTAACGCCAATGGTGACAAGCGCATGCTGGCAGGCGGGCAGATGAAAGCCACCTGCCACACCCTCTGCGGCCCGGACAACGCGGTTATCTGGCTCACTGAAGGCTACGCCACCGGCCTCACTGTGCACCGCCTGACCGGTGAGGCGGTGTGCGTGGCACTCAGCGCCAATAACCTGGCGGCGGTGGCGGAGCAACTTCGCAGCCACTACCCGGATGCACGGCTGCTGCTGGCGGCCGATAATGACCGCAGCGGCACCGGGCAGACCCGCGCCGCCGAGGCGGCCACACTCACCGGCGGTATCCCGGCACTGCCGCATTCGGAAGGCGACTGGAACGATGTCTACTGTCAGCAGGGCGCTGAGTCCACGCGCGCGCAGCTCCAGGCGCTCAGCCAGCCACCGCAGCCCAGCCCGTTCGACACGCTGAGCGATGCCGACCTGAAAGCCATGAGTGCCAGCGAGAAGGCCGAACTGCTGGCCGAGCACTACGGCAATACCCTGGCGGTGCCACCGGTGGGGGAAGAGCTGTGCCGCTATACGCGCGGCGCCTGGCAGGTGCTGCCACACCGACAGCTGAGCCGGGAGATTGCCGCGTTGTTTCAGAAGGTACGCGCGCCGTTCTCCGCCGCCGGTATCAACAGCATCCTGGACACCCTCAAGCTGATGGTGCCGCAGATGGGCGAGCCTGCCCGCCGGTTGATTGGTTTTCGTAACGGGGTGTTTGATACCGTCAGCGGCCAGTTCAGCGCTCACCGGCAAGAACACTGGCTGCGCACCGTCAACAGCGTAGACTACACGCCGCCGCGCGCCGGGGAGAACCTGGCCGACCATGCGCCGCACTTCTGGCAGTGGCTGACGCGGGCCGCCGGGAGCAACCACGACAAGCAAGAGCGCATCCTCGCGGCGCTCTTTATGGTGCTGGCCAACCGCTACGACTGGCAGCTGTTCCTCGAGGTGACCGGCCCGGCGGCAGCGGCAAGAGCGTCATGGCCGCCATTGCCCGGCTGCTGGCCGGTGCCGATAACACCACCTCGGCCACCATTGATAATCTGGAGTCGGCGCGCGAGCGGGCCAGCGTGGTCGGCTTCTCGCTGATTATCCTGCCCGACCAGGAAAAGTGGAGCGGTGACGGCGCGGGTATCAAGGCCATCACCGGTGGCGATGCGGTCGCCATCGACCCGAAATACCGCGACGCCTACGCGGCGCACATTCCGGCGGTAATTTTGGCAGTCAACAACAACCCAATGCAGTTCAGCGACCGCAGCGGCGGCATCTCGCGCCGCCGCGTTATTTTGCCGTTCCCGGAAGCTATCGCCCCCGAAGAGCGCGATCCGCTGCTGCTGGCGAAGATCACCGAAGAGCTGGCCGTGATTGTGCGTCACCTGATGCAACGCTTCGCCAACCCGAATGATGCGCGTGCACTGCTCCAGGCGCAGCAGAGTTCGGCGGAAGCTCTGGAAATCAAACGGCATGCCGATCCGCTGGTCGATTTTTGTGGCTACCTGACGGTGCTGGGCACCCCGGAAGGGATGATGATCGGCAATGCCAACATCACCCCACCGAATCCGCGCCGCTACCTCTACCACGCCTACCTGTCGTTTATGGCCGCTAGGGTTATCAGCACGTGATGAACCTGACGGCGTTCGGCCAGGCGGTGCCGCAGACGCTCAAAGAGTACGAACACACGTTGCTGAAACGCCGCACCAAGCAGGGAATACAGACCAACCTCATATTGAGTGACGAGTGCGAAGCGGACTGGCTGCCGAAGTGCGGGCGGTGTGACGATAAACGGGTCGATCGGCCGGGCCGATCAATAGGCCTTTATTGA